GACGTTCTTAACAGAGCAAACCTTGGTATGGAAGTTATGCATGAAAGAAATGCACACAACTTCCCTCTAGACTTGGCAGCTGCTGAGACTTCTGAAGTCGCACTTGTTGCACCTTCTATAGGTTAATAAAACCTAATATTTAAAAGACCCTAAATTATCTTAGGGTCTTTTTTAATGCATGGAATTAGACGAGCAACTCCAACTCGCTCACTTATTATTACAAGAACGTAAGTGTAGGGTTTGTGGGGTTGAAAAAAATCTAATAGACGGGTATTATAAGACTCGAAAGAATATTAGACTCGCATCCTCCTATTCATATGAGTGTAAAGAGTGTACAATTAAAAGAGTCTGCAGAAAACATCGTAAGAAAGACAAAGGCCCTATTTTATGGGACTATCCTGATTGGTAACTAACTATGAAAGACACTGAAAACTTTGAACAACTTCTAGAAAGGTTCTATAAAAGAACTACTCAACTTGAAGATCGTCAGGTTGAGTTAGAAGATGCTCACTTAGAGTATATAAAAATTGAGAGAGATCTAGATAGACTGAAAGGATCTATTCAGGCCATTGAATACTGTGCTTATGGTAAGATGCCTACTGATGGTAATCATGAGGGTATGAAGGATCATAAACCAGTAAGACACAACGATTTAGGATCTCTAGACTAATGACTTTTCTCATAGCAATTATGTCATTTGCAAACTTTGTATTCTATCCATTAGTGATAGGTACATTAGTTGCAGTAGTGATAGAACAGATTCTTAGGGCAACAGGCAATGAGGATGACCCCAAGGCAGTAAAAAATGTTTTTGTTGCTATGGGTATTAGAAAATATCTTTGGCGACAAGCGTGGTTATTTAACATAATATGGTTTTTATGTTATATTATCTTAATGTTCACAGTGGGTAGACAGGCACCCCAACAGATGCCTGATATGATATGGCAAGGATAGTATGAGTGGTGATTCAAAAGAACAACCGAATATTTTTTATACAAAGGGAGCACCTTTCTTACAGGCAGAATGTTTGTTGGAAGAAGGTAAAGTAAAATCTCTTTATCGTATGGCTGATGAACCTGAGAAAGTGTATATACATTTTCATGATAAGGTTACTGCTGGTAATGGTAGAAGAGTAGATTTCCCTGACGATAAAGGTAAAACATGCTGTCTTATATCAGCACTTCTTTTTGAACACATGGAGAAGCGTGGTATTAGAACACATTATATTGATTGTCCTCGTCTTGATACATTATTGTGTAAAAAATTGACAATCATTCCTGTAGAGGTTATTGTAAGAAACATTGCGGCAGGATCTATTGTTAGTCAGACTACTATAGAAGAGGGTAGATTAATTCACCCACCTATTGTAGAGTTCTTTCTAAAAGATGATGCTAAAGATGATCCATTACTGACCCCTGATAGGGTTACATTAATGGGATATGATACTCAACCACTTATTGATTCTGCATTGCTGGTAAATACTCACCTTCAAATGCTATTCAATCTTATTGGTATCGACCTTGTTGATTTTAAATTGGAGTTTGGTTACGATGCTCACGGCAATTTACTCTTGGCTGATGAACTATCACCTGACAACATGCGACTCTGGAAGAAGGGTACAAAAGAACGTTTCGACAAAGACCTCTTCCGTAAGGATGAAGGTGACATCGTTGAAGCGTATAAAAATATACTAACTAAATTAAGACAGTTCATTTAACGGGGATCTATGGAAGATAATCCATTTTGGGGTGAACCAACACCCACCGATCTGTGGCATGACATGAAGAGACTTGATGCTCTTTATGAAGAACTTGATTGGGATCATAGAGATTATCTTGAGATTTCTATAGAAGGAAATCACATTACAATCAGAAACAAATCTAAGGAGGGTAGATGAATGAAAATTTTTCTTGATACTGCAGATGTGTCAGAAATTAGAAGGTGTTGGAGCACTGGTTTGATCGATGGTATCACAACTAATCCTACACTTATTAGAAAGAGTGGTAGAAATCATGAGGATGTTTATCAAGAGATCAAGGATATTGGTCTTACAGATATCAGCATGGAAGTTATTGGTAGCAAGGAGAATATGATCTCTGAGGGTAAGAGGTTGCATAAGAAGTTTGGTAAGTGTGCTACTATAAAAGTTCCTTGTACTCCAGATGGTCTCCTAGCATGTGCTAACCTATCAGTGGATGGTATTAAGGTTAATGTTACTTTGATCTTCTCTGTGGCACAGGCCGTGCTTTCTGCGAAGGCAGGTGCTAAGTATGTCTCACCATTTGTTGGAAGGGTTGATGACAATTCCTTTGGGGGTCTTTGTTTAGTTAAGGATATTGCTAACCTATACAAGGAGCAACTGGTAACAAAGACTGAAGTTCTAGCAGCATCATTACGTGGTGTAAGGGATGCAGCAAGAGCATTTGAGTATGGTTCTGATATAGTTACTATGCCTCCTAAGGTATTCGATGGTATGTACAATCACGTACTAACTGAGAAAGGACTTGATTTATTTGATAAGGATTACGCACAAACAATTCAGGATTTATCGGACGGTAAGTAATGGAAACCAAGAACTTTTCAATATTCTCCAAGGATGGTTGTCCCTACTGTTCTAAGATTGAAGAAGTAATGAAGTTAGCTGGTCTAAATTATGTAACTTATAAATTAGATCAGAACTTTGATAAGAAAAGTTTCTACGGTGAGTTTGGGGAAGGATCTACTTTTCCTCAAGTAGTAATGAATGGAACGAAACTTGGTGGATGTTCTGATACTGTAAAGTATCTACAAGAAAAACAGTTAGTGTAATGCCATGTCAAATAACTTTGGGGAAGTGTATTATGTTCTAGAGGAAGCACTGGAACTTGCTTTCAAAGGCAAGTTTGTGATAAGATTATATGATTATTTCAATGTACGAGGGGTAACTAAAGCAGAAGCAGATCAATTCTTACGTAGTTCCACTGCTAAAGAACTTGCTGATGAAGTAATAGAACTTAATGAGTACATTAAAGGGGGAAATGATTCTAGTCACAAACAAATAAGGGAAGCGTATCATCACATTCCTAAACCTCAAGCTAGAAAGATAAGAGATTATCTTGCTAGTATATTAGAAGATGCAGTGAGGTACCGCAATGACAGAAAAAGAGGAAGAAGAAAAAAGGATTCTAAATAAAGACAAACCCGAAATCAATAAGGGTGTGGAATTGTTGTTACGTAATAGGAGGAAGAAACCTAAACCTAAAATTTTTCAGGTAGAGTTTTCTTTCTTTGGTAGAGAGATTACTTTTTATTTGGACATCACAAGAAAAAATAAAAACTCTCTGGAGGAGTAACATGGAAACAACCATAGTAACTTTAACACTATCAACTGTAGTAGCATTCCTTGCATTATTGGTAGGAGGTATGATAGGATGGATGGCAAGACAACATTCATATGAAACTACACCCCAGATAGTGTATACTCATCCAGAAATGTTTGATGAGAATGGGAACCTATCTCCCGATGAAATTGTAGCAGTACGTTTTGAAAACAATCATGACAGCATCGACGACGAAGACGACGACTAGAAGAAAGAAGGCAACTCTTCCTCCTAATCCTTTTCTTAATGAGATTCTTGACTATGTTGATAGTCAAAAGACAAAAGCAAAGAAAGTTCAAGCCCTTCAAGAGTATAGGGATGATTCTTTAACTGCAATTTTGATTTGGAACTTTGATGACAGAGTTCAATCTGCTATTCCTGAAGGACAAGTTCCTTATAAAGAGAATGAAGTACCAGTAGGAACAGATCATACTTCTTTACGTAGGGAGTGGAAGAATCTTTTTCACTTTATTAAAGGTGGTAATGATGAACTAAGTTCTCTTCGTAGAGAGACTATGTTTATTCAAATGTTAGAAGGTCTTCATCCTGAAGAGGCTAAAATTATATGTTTAGTAAAGGATAAAAACCTTACTGAAAAATATAAAGTCACAAGAGAATTAGTAGCAGAAGCATTTCCTGATATTGTTTGGGGAGAACATAGAGGATCATGACCACTGAAACCACCGAAGTTAAGGGAGAAGAAAAATCTAAAACCAGTTGGACTAAAGAAGAGAGGGAGTTGATATCCACTTATGGATGTCAGTTAATAGTAGAGAATGCTACTACAGAACAAGTAGTAGATAAGAAACTCCCTACTGATACTATGATAGTTTCTTATATGGTTGAAGATAAACTTCACAAGGATCTCTGTCGAGGATCAACGGTGAGGATCTTTGATTTATATTATGATAAGTTTGGGAAAGGATCTATTCAAGGAATAGATTATGGTCATGGAACTATCAGTCCTATTCAGTGGGGATATAAAGCTCCACCTCCAAAGAAAAAGAGGAGAAAACCATGAATGATGAACTTCTTAGACAACAAATAAATGATCTGATTCGAGATGAGATTCAGGATAATATTAATGAGTATGTTGATGAGAAGGAAAGGGTAAAGACCCCAGAAGGTTTTGGTGGTTTTGTTTCTCCTGAAGATAAAGATAAGGAACTTAAAGTTAATATACCTGAGAATGAAGTTGATAGAATTCTTAAAGAATATAAAAAAATTAAGAGGAAACAGAAGTCTAACTTTAGTCAGATCAAGAAACTTGGTTTACTTGATAAGAATGGGAGGCCTTTATGAGTAAGATTGATACACAGGGGATGAGTGGCCCTGTTGATCCTAATTACAAAGGACCAATAAGAATACAAGAACATAAACCTGCTACTGTTAGACCTCGTAGATTATTTACTGAGACTTATGCTAAGGAGATGAAGATCCTTATCAATGAAGTATTAGATGAAAGAGAATATAAGAAGAGAATGAAAGGTGCATATGATGATGTGAAAACATTACCTCCATCATACTTTGACACAGAACACTTTACGTATTATGTTGGTGAGGAAGAACCACCTTATGAGGATTGGAGTCAATGAGACTAGGCGTTATGTGTTCTGGAAATGGTTCAAATTTCGAGAACATTGTGCGTACTTGTAGATATGACGAAGTTGTGTTA